GCACTGACACGGCCCTCGGGGTTCTTCCTGTGGGAACAACCAACTCGTGGGCATTACAGATGGGCATCCCTGCACTCAACCCCGTGCTTCCGGGCACACAGGCGGCAAAGCTAATTGCCAGTCTCGAGGAACGCACTGCCCGCCCATTTCCTGCCAATTATTATCGGAAGATGCTCCTGGACGCTGCCCGCGTGCTGGTAGAGGGGCGCACCGTCGCCGTCGATGTAGGCGAGCTCTCCGGTCGCTACTTCTTGATATCGGCCGGTATCGGGTTAGAAGCAGCAATCGTGGAAAGCATATCGCCGAAAGAAAAACGGGCGTTAGGTTCCTGGGCATACGTGCTCACCGCAATAGGGTCAGCTTATCGATATCCCGGCACAGATGTTCGCCTCAATCTGGACGGAAAGGTGGTAAATGTAAGCACGCCATTGATTGTGGTCAGCAATATTCAGCTATATGGCGGCATGATGGCGATTGGGCCCAAGGCCTGTGTCAACGATGCCAAGCTGGATGTGTGCATCTTCAAGGGAGATGGTTTCTTCACGTTTGTGCAGTACGCCATGGAAGTGCTCTCGCACAGGCATCTCCAGGACCCGAAGGTGATAAAATCAAAACTGGCAGAATTTTCCGATGTATCCGAACAATCACAAAACATTGATGGCGCCTATTTCCCCCTGTATGATTTAGTATTAAAAGCTAAACCGGAAACCATACTAATTGAGGTGTCAAAACCATATCCTAACGAACATTCTGCGCGGTTGCAAGACCCTGATAAGTTTGACCCCAAATCTTATCGCCGAACGCGTGGCGGGATATTGTATGGTTCTAAAAAAGTGCCTTCTACTATTTCTATTATTTGGGGTAAATTAAAAGGAAAAGCAAAGCCCTCTGACCCTCCGATTGCACAGGCATTGAGATTCCCGACAAAAGACTGGACAGTTACCAAAGCGAAGAAATGGTTGAGCGATAATAATATAACTTTTATTTCGTTTGAGCCTGCTACGAAATTAGCTAAAAAGATTTGGAGTGCGCGATACATCAATCGGCTTCCAGATTCTGCTTTTTTGTATATTGAGCCTGGTGGAGAAAAAGACGATGAAGATAAAACTAAACCGAGAACATTGAGGCATTTTCCTTACAAAGACAGTACGGGCAAGATAGACCTGCCGCATCTAAGAAACGCCTTGGCAAGAATACCTCAAAGTAAATTACCAAAGACCGTAAAAGACAAAATTTCGGCAAAAGCAAAGAAGATTCTCGAAGATATAAAAGAGGGCGGGGATGTTCAAAAATTCGAGGAGAAAGAAGAAGTGCCTGAAAAATTTGTACAGATTTATCCAGTCGATAAGGCAGATAATGATGAGCATATAGTTTGCGGTATCGTTTATGAGCCTGACATAGTAGACGCTCAAGGCGATAAGGCCAATGAGGCCGAAATCCGTAAAGCCGCATACCAATTCATCGAGAATATTCAAAAATTCAAGGTAAATCACAAAGGCAAGGCGGTAAAAGTAAAATTACTGGAAAGTTACATCGCCCCCCAGGATTTTAAAATATCAGGTCAGGAAGTAAAAAAAGGTAGTTGGGTCTTGACGGTTCGAGTTCTTGACGATAAGATATGGGCGAATGTGAAGAATGGTACTTTGACAGGCTGGAGTATGGCCGGATGGGCGAAGGCAAGTTGATTATAAGAGAAATTAGGTAATGGGAATCATATGGCCGGAAATTTTCACAGATAAAGATTTTGAGTATTCCAAAAAAATAAAACAACCAAACGCTGCTGTAGCGGACGGGCTGACGGGCTGGGCAAATTGTCACATGAGCGAGGGAATACCAAGACATTTTTCTAATGGTATGTTAAAAATTCTACAAATTACTGGAACCGCTACTTCTGACGGCCTAATGAAAATAGCCGGCAAATTGGATAAGTAAAATATGAAGATGATATTTACTTTTTTACTATGGTGTGATACAGTATGGGTTGTGATTATTATCAAAATTACTCATATAACAATAATGCCGTTAGGAATTATAATGCGAATTTTTCCTAAAACAGAAAAAATTCTTTGTAGATTTATAAAAAAGTATAGTTGTTTATCTGTGGCATATAACCCATTTACTCCTTTGTTGTTTAAAGTGATTAAATACACAAAAAAATCTAAATAAGCATTGCCCTTAAAAGCAAGAGGGAATGTTAGTAATAGCTCTTTGAAAAGTCAGCATAAATAAACAAATGCTTAGGATAGTGATCTGTTTAACGGCAGATACTATGCCAAAAAATTGAGATTTGTGGATGTGCAAAAAATCCCTAATCAATAATTGGCGTAGTATCTGCCGTTTTTTTATTAGGGAAGAAAAGGTGTAAAACAGAAGGAGTTGAATTATGAGTCGGAAATTAACAGACATTGAATTACAAGAAGTGTCGCTTGTGGATAAAGCCGCAAACAAAAAGAAGTTCTTGTTTTTCAAGCAAGAAGATGAGTCGGCAAAGCATGGTTCTAAAAAATTAAAAAAGAAGATTAACATTGTAATAGATAGCGACGGGACAATCGGTGGAACAAAGATATCGGTAAATGGAGACGAACTTGAAGACCTTAAGGATTTTAATTTCTCTTTCTGGAGTGGCGTTGATTCGAGCAATCCTGTTTCTTGTTCTTACTCTAAATCTGTTGAAACCGAAGATGGCTTCAGCCGTTCCGAAACTTTCTATCTAAGCAAAGGAGATTTACAGATGAATGAAAATATTAAGAAACAATTAGAAAATTATTTCGGCGAAAACAAAGATGTCGATTTCGAGAAGGCAGAAGATGACAGTGCTATAATCAAAGCACTTGAGACTGTCAACGAATATCAAGGGGACTTCCCTGATGACCTGAAAAAGGCTGCTGGCGTAATTGCTAAACAGGCCGGTTTGTATTCATGCATTAAAACAGAAGGGCAAGTCAGTAATGAGACTAATGTAGAAAAAGCAGGTGCAAAATTATCAAAGGAAACTTTGAAGAAGATAACAGATGCCCTTGCCACCTTGAAGTCGATTATTCCTCAACTAACGGAAAAGTCGGACGAAACTACAACCACAAAAACTATCGAAGAGCTTAAAAAGTCTGTAGAGCAACTTGAGAAAAGGAAAGACGATGCTTCTCAGAATGAACTTACTAAAACCCTTATCGAATTAGCTGAGAGGCTTGAAACAGTTGAAAAGAGTACCGGTGTCAAAAAAAGCGTACAAGGTCAAGATGATGAAACTAACGATGGTGACAGAAAATGGACTTCGTTTAGATAAATTAAAAAAGGAGTTTTTAAAATGTTAAATAATAAACAATTGCTGTCAAAGAAACAGCAGATCGAAAAAATGGTTAGTCTGCCTTCGATTACTCTTGCGGCCCAGGAAGCCGATAGGTTCATAGACTACATCGTTGACGAATCTGTTATGAAAGACACGGCGCGAATTGTCAGGATGGATAAAGAGACTAAGAATATTCGCGCTTTAGGTCTGGGGGTTGGGGATTTCCTGCATCCGGGAGCTACGTTTAGTACTTCCGAATACAAGAAACTACTCAGTCATAACAAGATTGCGTTGATTAGTCAGAAAGTTCGCGGCTGTATCGCGATTTTCGACGACGATCTCGAAGACAACGTCGAGGACGATGCTTTTGTGGATCATCTAATGAAAATGGTAGCTAAGAAAATTTCAAACGAGCTTGATATAGCATACTGGATCGGAGATACCGGTGCTGGTAACGCTTATGGCGATACGGATACCAAGAGCCTTTGGGATGGCTGGCGTTATCGTATCGCTAACGGTGATACAGATGGAGACACTTATTATAACAATGTCTCTGGCGGCTCTATTGTATTGGACGCTACGAGCGATTTCCTCATCGCCGGTCGAATCGCTATGGTTGCAAATACCGCTCCTTATAACTGGGAATTTAAATATGACAAAGTATTGTCTACATTAGATTCCCAATATAAGACTGGCGGATTGGCTAATCTTGCTTTTTACAATAGCGACAAAGTAAGCCAGAACTATATCGAGGCTCTGAGCGCCAGGTCAACTATATTGGGAGATAGCGCTATTCTCGGTAAAGCTGCCCTTCAATATGGGTTAGTTCCGATTGTGTCCTGCCCCAATATGTCCATTACAATGGACGGTGGTACTCAAGCAATTGAGGCTTCGACCGATGGCGCTTATACCGATTGTTTACTCACACCGAATGGCAATTTAATCATCGGTATTCAAAGGGATATTAAAATCGAATCTCAAAGAGAAGCCGCCGATGAAGCCACTTACTGGTTCTATTCGATGAGAGTCGTACCAGCAATCGAGAATATTAATGCTTGTGTACTGTTACGCAAATTAGTCACGACAGGCACAATGATTGGAGTTTAAAATTTGAAAGGGTTGTTCTATGGCTAAGAAATATCGGATAACCAATTACGGAAATACTCGGAAACTTCCGCATAAAGGTATGTATTACGAAATTACCAAGAATGGTTCGATTGAAACCGATGATCAAGAACTTGCTGATGCCCTTGGAGAATTTCACTTCATCGATGTCGAATCTATAGAACAACCTATAGTGAAGACTGCTAAAAAAAGTCTTCTTAACAAGAAAAAGAAAGTGACAACCGGGAATTGAGAAAAGGTAAAACAACGCAAAATTAAAGGAGAATAAAATGAGTAGAAGAGATTTAGCCGGTATGGACTCTGATATGTTCACGCCGATCGGACGTTTACTGCAACAGGGCATGGCGCATGGTATTACCAACGATATGATTTACGGCGGCCTGGAAACGGGACAAACAATATTACAAGGTTTGTGTGCGGCACAAGTTACTAAGAATTGTGTAATAGCTACACGTAGAGTTACCCATGACGGTAGAGTATTCCGGTACAGCTATGCAGGCGCAAGATGTGACACTTTTATTGCAAATATCTTCTACAACTCTATTGGTACTGGTACTGGCAATGTTGGCATTGACTGGTCAGTTTTAGCCGCCACTTCTGCTATCGATGCTACATCAGTTACACTGACTAATGGGGCAGGCAATAGTGTTATAGCTGCAAATGCGTTAGTTGGTGGACTTATTAGTTTAAATGTAAGTGATGGCGTTATTGATCTTGGTAATGATACTGTACAGCTGCGAAGAATAACAGGCAATACAGTAGCAGAGCCTGGTGCTGTGTGTGTGATATCCTTTGCTGAACCGCTTGTTAGAGAATTAACTTTGAACGTGGCCTATGGGTATTGTATGCCATCTCCGTATAGTGATATCAGAGCAAACCAACTTTATCAAACAGGTAAAGTTAGTGTTGCCGGTTATGCTGCTGGTGAATGTGCTGCTACTGAGTATCACTGGGAACAAACTTGGGGCATGATTGCATGTTCTCTATATGGTGCTGAAGTTGGACAAACGCAATATTTCCGAGATGTTGTTTTCCGATATGATGGAAATCTGATTCCTCGCGATGCTACTGGCGTTGATGGATTGCAGGCGCAAAGAGCCGGTTTTATTATGGACAACAATGGTGCTGATAATGGTGCTACTATGATTATGTTGACTCTTGACCAATGATGATTTTTAAGGCTTTTGGGAGTTGTGCCTGAAAAGCACAACTCCCAAAATCGAAAGTAGCAAATGACTAACGATCCAAGAACGATGGACATAATAAACCCCGAACTGCGTGGTATGCCCCAGGAAGATTATTTACAAGAACTTAATATTCGTTCCCACAGGGCAGGATACACTACTAGAAAAGGGGGGCCTGTGCCTCTTAAAATTATGTCCAGAGGTTTTGGGGAATCAAAATTAAATGTATGGCCAAGGGACCCTATTACTGGAAAGCTAATAGATGACTGATACAAAAGAAAACCTAAAGAATCCAAGAAATCCAAAAAGCCTAAAAAAGAAAATAACGAAGATTCTGATTGGTCGGCACTAAAGAAAGCAGGCAGAATATAAATGGCAGTCGAAGGTAATTACATCACAGAGTCCGACATAGACAATTTTCCGGCAGGTTATACGCCTGCTCAGAAACAATCTGTCATAGACATAGCAGAAGATACGATTGAACGGATTACACATGATTATTTCTATGCTAAACATTTCTCAATAGCGATTAACGGCAATGGAAAGAATCAGTTGTTCCTGGGATTTATGCCGGATATTCTTAGCGTGACCGCGATAACACTTAGTGAAGTTGCATTGAGTACGAGTTTGTTTTCATTCGATAACATCAGTGTTTTCCGGGCAGCCCTTGCCACTGCACAATGTAAGGCGGTTGAAAGTGTTACTCTCCCTGGTACAGACCCCGTGCAGATAGGTTTAACTGCACACGGGTTTATTACGGGCGAAACGGTTCGACTAATATCAATGGTAGGTATTATCCCTTCTTTAGACGGAGAATATGGAATCACCAAGATAGATGTAGATTCGCTTGCTCTGAATGGAACGGACAGCAGCGATTATTCTGAAAGTTTTATTTCCGGTATTGCCTGTTTTGCTACCTTAGCTGAATTACATTATCTTACCGATGAAACACCCGATGGATACTTTCCAAAAGGAACTAAGAATGTCAAAATAACGGGCACTTATGGATGGGCAGCTTGCCCGGCGGCTATAAAGCAGGCGGTTGTTGTTTTGTGCAGACATGATAATGATTCTACGTTGTACACAGCTTACGATCCCGGATTGAAGTCGGAAAGGCTCGGAGATTATAGCTATACCAGAAGTGATGTCTCCACAGGTACGTTTTTGACGGGAGTTCAGCAGGCAGACGTGCTGATTAAACACTATATACGCAGAAAACCGATAATGGGAGCGATATGAAGCATCTGTTTAATTCAAAAGTTGATATTATACGTGTTGGCAAAATTAAAGACGGACTGGGCGGATATGATGAAGACGAAGCAGTTATATATGCGAACATGCCTTGCAGGATAAACTGGTCTCGCGGTTCAGAAAGAATTCAGTTCGACAAAAATACTTATTACAGGGATGCAAAATTATTCTGCGGGATAACAGATGTTACTGTTAAAGACAGAATCAAGTATAGCGGAGTAAACTATGAGATTATAAACGTCAGTAATGTAGATAATGTGAATAAGTATTTATCGCTTGAAATAAAATTGATTGAGTAGATTGAAATGCCCATAACAGAAGATAACATTGAGGAATTTTTCGATGACTTCTTGAACCAAGTAAGTGCTGATGTGAAAAAAGCCACGCTGATGGTAGAACGTGATGCAAAAATTCTTTGTCCGGTTAAAACCAGTACTCTGAAACGCAGTATAACTCATAAATTTATTGATAAAATTACAGCTATAGTAGGCTCAAATATGGAATATGCCCCCTCTGTAGAATTGGGAAGTAGGCCTCATATAATAAGACCGAAAACAGCAAAGGCGCTACATTTTAAGATTGGTGGCAAGGATATTTTTACTAAAGAAGTACAACATCCCGGCTGGTCGGGTAAACCTTTTCTGCGTCCGGCTTTAGCGAAGAACAGAAAAACTATTGAGAAGTTATTTAGATGAAGAAACTTTTTACAGCAATTTATACAAAATTTCAAGCCGATACTGCTTTAGTTGGTGCTGTCACTGATTTATATAACACAGAAGCTCCTTCTAATGCGGTATTTCCTTACATTGTATTTTCAATGGTGAGTAACACTATTGATTTAGATTCTTCGCAAAATTGGGAAAACTATTTAATACAGTTCAATATTTTCGATGACGATTCGAGTCCCAGTAATATTTGCAATATATACGAATTATTAAAAGGTGATACTGCCGCCGGCACGGGTTTTGATTATTTCGATTTACTTATTGAGGACTATGCTACTGTTGTTATGACACGAGAAGTTGCAAAATTGATGCGTGTCGATAATGTCTGGCAATATAACGTATCTTATAGTTTAAAAACTGTTTATACCGGCGAAGTGGCCACAGAAAAATATTGCATTCATCTTTACAACTTAATGGGAATTTAATTTTTAAGGAGCTTTATCATGACTGTTTATCACGGAAAAAGTGCTAAAGTAGATTTTGGAGGTATTATAGCTTTTACTACAAGCTGGTCTGTATCTACTTCTGCTGATGTGGCAAGGTCCACTGATATGGGGGACGATTTTGAAACTTTTGAATCCGGATTTGATGATGCCACTTTTACGGTAGATGGAAACGCAGCTACGGAAAGGAATACTATTGCCCAATTACTTTTAGAGGCAACAGAACTAAAATGTTACATAGATGCTACACATTATTTCCATGCTGATGTATTTTGCATTAGCATCACGGAAACAGCGAACCTTAATGATATAGGAAAGATCACATATAGCTTTGAAATGAGCGATCAGGATGGATTGCAATACACTTAAAACTAAAGGAGATAAAAATGAGTGAAGCGAAATATCACGGAAGGAAGTCTGAAGCTTATTGGGATACTGTGAAATTGGAGCAGGTCACAGAATGGTCCGTCGTATTGAATTTAGCCACCGTCGATGCTTCTGTAATGCATGCTACTAAAACAGGCAAATCGCGTGCTGCCGGCTTCAAGGGTGGTACTGCGTCCGTCAATTGTTATTTGGAAGGAGATAATGCTATAGATGAAGGAACAAAAGCAGTGCTGGAACTTTTAAGAGACGGCACAAACGCATCAAAGGGCTATAAAGGTACAGCTATCTGTACGAGTGTAGAAGATGGCGCCGAGATAGATGGCGTAGAAACTGTGACATATAATTTTCAATTCAATGGCGAAATAACTAATGTGGTAACAGAAGGTATTTAATTTAGGAAGGAGTAATAAAATGGCTGTAATAGTAACATATCGATCCGATTGTTCAGTAATAGAAACCTTGACTGGCAATATAGATTCGTTGGGTACAGATAAGGAGGTGACGCATAACGCTTTTAATGAAACAAAAACGTTAAATAGTGGTTCTACTCCTCCAGCAACCAAAGTAGCTGCTTTTGTCCAAGTGCTCGATGCCGGTGCAGCAACAATAGACTTGACAGCCCTGATAGGGACTAATAGCGCCCCAGTGGACGGGACCGGGCTAAAAGTGCAGGTACTGAAGTTCAAAAATCTGGGTGCTAATACTATATCTTTGACACCTGGCGCAGTGGACGGTTATGACATTTTTGGCTCAGATTTCAAGGTAACTTTGTCGCAAAATCAGGAAGTTCTGCTTTATGGTAATGATTCCACTCCCGATGTCGGAGGTGCGGATAAAACACTGGATTTAGCTGGAACAACTACGCAAACATGCGAAATTATGATAATACTGGGGTAATATGAAGTGAAAAGGAATTACAATGAGTATGAATTTAAGCGGTTTTGTACATAAAAAAACACCACTGACCATTGGTACAGAAGAATTTATATTTACCGAACTTACTCTTGGCGATATGGCCGAATTTAAAGCTCACCTGATTAACGACCGTAAAAAATTAAACGTAGAACGACGTGGACGTTTAATGAAAGATGCTGAGAGCATAGAAGGCATTGATCCGCTTGAATTATTAAAATTAACCGATACTTCAATATCTGAAGAGGAAGTCGAGGCAGAAACAGAAACAGTAGAAGGTATTGGGTATTTAGCATACCTTAGTTTAAGATATGCACATCCTGAAATCAGTGTAGAAAATGTTATGGAAATTATTACTCCAAATATACTTGACGATGTTACTCCTGCCTTATTTCCTTCAGACGAACCTGAAATAGATAAAAAAAAACCGAAACAAACAAAACCAAAAAGGAAACGATCTCGGATATAACAGCAGTAGCTTTAGTTTGTAGATTTTACAGCTTTGATTTTGAAAGCGTTATGAGATTCACTATAAGGCAATTTACGATATTTTTGGCAGAAATTAGTACAATATTACAAATGGAAACAGGTGGAAGTTCTTCTAAAGCAAAAACATCTTCAAAAGAAATTACGCATGAAATGGCAATGAGAATGTTCGGAAAAGGCAGAAAATAATGCCGTTAATGAAGGCTTATGTAATTATAGGAGCGCGCCTTGCACCTTTGAGGGCGGGACTGAGGCGGGCAAGGATCGCTGTATCAAAAGCGACTGCAACAATGACTGCTGTTAGTAAAAAGGCTTTCATAGGCCTGGCTGCTGTTGGCAAAAAGGCTTTTATGGGCTTGGCGGCTGTTGGTAAAAAGGCTTTCCAAATACTAAAAAAGAGCATCAAAAAGATAGCGATAGCTCTCTTGGCTGTCGGAGCCGCAGCCACTTACGCTTTTGTTAAGTTCGAGACGTCAATGGCCAGTGTTAATACTATGCTGGATGAACAAACAAATAATTACCTGCCTCGATATTCCAAGCAAATTAAAAAAATGGCTAAAATCTACGGAGAAAGCACATCTATATTAGCCGAAGGTCTCTATAATATTTTAAGCGCAAGCATTCCTGCGTCCAAGGCAATTGACGTCCTGACTATTAGTGTTAAGGCGGGAAAGGCAGGTATAACAGATACATCTACGGCCGCTTATGCTATCACTGGTATTCTCAATGCGTACGGTATGAGCGCAGATAAGGCAGGGAGAGTTTCCGATATATTATTTAGTACCGTGAAAGCCGGGCAAACCACATTCGCACAACTTGCTCCTGCTATTGGAAGAGTTACTGCAATAGCGGCTTCTGCTGATGTTGCTCTTCAAGAGGTAGGCGCTGCTTTAGCCACAATTACCAGGGGAGGCATAGGTACTAACGAAGCTATTACCGGATTACGTGCGGCGATTATAAGTTTGATGGGTAAAGAAGAAGGGGCTATTAAACTTGCTAAGCAACATGGAATCGAATTATCAATTCGAGCATTAAAAACCAAAGGATTGGTAGGAATGATACAAAAACTATCTCAACTACAACCAGAAGTATTAAAGAATATATTTAAGGAAACCGAAGCGCGTCTAGCCTTGAATGTACTAATTAAAGACCAGACTGGTTTTGTAAAAGATTACAACAGCGCGCTTTCAGCCGCCGGTGTTACGGAAGAGGCCTTTGCGAAACAAACAGATACTCTTGGATTTAAATTGAGCAAGTTAAAACAATCTTTCATAATTATGGGTATTGCTATTGGAGATGCAATTTCTCCGGCTACAGAGATAGCAACAACAGAACTATCCAAACTCACAGGTAAAATCGAGACTTTTTTTGTAGAGAATAAGTATACCATAGGCGAGGGAATAGATAAAATCTGGGCAAGAATGAAAACTTTCTGGGACCTGGTAGTGGATTTATGGAAAGGGGATGATCTTAGTATTGCTATTAAATATGGTTTAGATGTGGCATTAGCTCAATTTGAGAAATGGGGCGAACAGGTAGGCGTCTTAATGGAGGGTATTGGAGGAATAGCCGCACACGCAATTTCAACAAAATTTGCTGAGGATTTCGGCAAGTTCGCATTGAAAATTATAGAACCGGAAGGATTGATCGGGAAACTTATAGGATTAACTCCTGCCGGAACGCTTGCTCAGATAGGTATAGGTAAAGCAGCTACGGCAATGATGGAAACAGCTTTAGAGGCTAAGCCGCCGAGTATGGCGGAAGTTTTTAAAAGAGCAAGGGGAATAACGGCGCGAGAAGTACCAATACCTCCTGAACTCGGAGCGGCTTTTGAGAAATTTAAAGAAGCCATAGACAAACAAGATAGACAAATAGAAGAAATGTGGAGACAAATTAAAGAAGAAGACGAGAATGCTTCGTCTTTGGCGGACAAAAACACACAAATAGCGGACAAAAATGCACAAACAGCGGATAAAAACGAAGCCGCCGCCGCTTCAAAATTCGGCATTGTTGGAATAAAAGAGGCGTGGTCAAGAATGGTAACTGGTATGACTGCTCCCGAAAGAGCATATCAAGAAGAACCTGTAGAAACTATTCCAGGGTATCCGAGAGGCTTATCAAAATTGCAGCGACTGAGGCAGCAGAGGCGCGAAAGAGGGGCGATAGATACTTTTGAAAAAGAAGCAGCGCAAAAAGAAACTACAAAGGCTATTAGGGAGATAGGAAAAAGGATAACAGAAACTTTTGAGGAAGAGATACAAACGCAAACAGATGCTTTGGCAGGAATAGGCGCAGTAGGACCATAGTAAAGGAATAAAATGGCTATTAGAGATTCGAAAATAACAGTTGAATATGCTCGTGTTCCGGGATATCCGAAAGAGCGCATAACATTGCATGATATTGAAGTGGTTGATATGCTACAATGTGCATGGGCTGATAGGATAACTTTAGCTAAACAGCTATTGGGTTTTAGAATCGGCGATATATTATATTCTCCGCATAAATATAATTTTGGAGATGAACCGATAAGGTCAATTTCTTGCCGAGACGTATCTATAGAACCGCTACAAATCGGAATTGAACTATCAGAGAGTGGTGTAACTTATGTTAAAGCAAGATTGTCGGTGATATATAACAATTTACCTTACAGTGAACCAGAAACTGGCGTTGTTTACGTTACCGAATCTTTGGAGCCTGCATCAGAGTTCATAACCTTGAATAATGAAAAACTTTACTGGGATGATGATGACGATGTAAATGTAAACGAAGCGCCTAGTAAAATAATGCGCATGATTGATTGGGTTTATACGATTCATCAGGTCAGATCAATTCCAAGCTGGGTCTGGACGCACCCGGGAACAGTAAATGATTCGTCTATCACGTCCAGAGAATTGAACAGAACTTTTCCAACTGGAACTTTACTTTGCGGTAATCCTTCTTTAAGCAGAGAAATTACAAGTGAAGGAACAACAGCGTGGTCCATAACAGTAAGACTTACTTATAAAGCTACGTTATGGAATAGATTTCCGCGTTCGGATAAAACAACAGATAATGTAATGCAATTTGAATATATGTATAAAGCTAAAGGAGGCGGCAGTGGTAATCGTGTAGAACCTTATGATTCTGAAAACTTTAGAGATATAATAATATGACATTATTAGACCAAACATTCAATCGTTTGCGCGCAGGTAGAGATAAAGTTAGTGCTTTTGAATACAATCGACTTGCGGGTCTGGTTGAAAAGATATCGCGATCTTTAATAAGTAATGGGGTTATGGATAGTACAGGATTCACAACAAGAAGACCTCCTATATCAATTCCTAAAATTAAAGTTTTTGAAGTGCAATCTACAGCAACCGGCGATGGTATTTATAATTGTTATGAACAGACTTTAGATGCTACTGAGTGGATTGATACAAATGGCAACGATAAATTTGACGATAAAAATTCAATTAGTGTCGAAGTGTTAAATCTTTGGGAAAATCATATATCTTCTAATCCTGTAATTGCACTATCAAGTGATGACAGAATCGCTGCATGGCAATGGAAAGATGACGAAGGTGTTACAAGATGGGTAGGTATTCCTCTTGTTGTTGATAGTGATACATCAATGAAAGTATTCGAAGCTAAGGCACAAGTAAACGCTCCTCATAATGATGATCTGAGTGTTAAACTATGTGACATTTATGGAGATACTACTGGCAGTGCTTTTACTGTAAAATGTACTATACATAATGGTCTATACTTAGATGAAGCATCTCCATATATAGACTCAGGAAAAGATATATTTGTGGCACAAAGAGGTAATGGTGATTGGCTTTGTATTTCTCCGGTATTCAATGCGTGCGAGATAGGGTGTGTTTGTTGCAGTTAAAAAATGGCCACTTCAAAAATATTACAATTAAAAAGTAACAAAGATTTATTGCTCAGTCCCAGTAATAAATTGCTGACCTACATTACAAATCACGTATCTGAAGCAGAACAGGAAGATTTTTATTGGGTGCCAAAATGTTGTCGAGATATTGGTTCAACCCCAAACACCGTCACAGTTACATTCTCTGGAGTTACATTATGTGAAGATAAAAGTTGGCCCGGAAGTGTAAATCTTAACACAGAATGGATGTTGACAAAAGTATCTGCAGAATATTGGACTTATAATGATGTAAACTGGTCTATTTATTATGATGCTGATTCTGATGGCGATAGCATGTTATACGCATTTGATAAATCAGCTAATCTATTCTTTTCTTCCACGATAACAGGTACTTTTGAAGAAGCATTCACTAATGATTTGGCAATTGGTGATTGCTCTGCATTTAATTATGCGTATGATGGTAGTGCATCTATTATAATATCTGACAACAACATGCCAAGGGGAATTTCTATTACATTCTCTGGAGTGTCACTATGTTCTGGTAAAAGTTGGCCATCCATAGGTACGTTGAATCGTACTTGGATATTATGTACACGTGGTGATGAAGTAATGAGATCTAATATAAACAAAAATAATAACGAATGTTGGGGTAGTCCAATATATTGTAATGATGAAAATTGGGACAAGTTTACTATTAGTTGGTGTCCAATAAATAATTTCGATGAAGAAGAAGACGAATGTGAACCATCACCTGGAACCCCTCATTCACTTTTATCAGCAAATGCTTGGTACGATGGTTGTAGTTATGAAAGACATTTCTTTGTTAGCGCAGAAAGTTGGTTTAGTCATCCAGCAGTTTGGCCTTCAATTTGTTCAAGGTCATTTTCCAATATTTTTGATGTTGGAGATTGCGCTTATGGCATACAAGCTTATGGTGGAACGGCAATAGTCACTATAGATCAGGATTAAAATCGATGAGTTGTTGTGGTGGAAAAAAAACAGTAATTGTACCAAACAAAAAAATTGCTTTACCTAAAGCCGTTCACATTGGCAGACAGATAGTAGCAGGTTATGCAAAAGCATTATTGAGAATAACACCTCCTTACCAGCCGGACAGAATATATAAATGCAAAGAATGTGAAGAAGTAACATATATGACCAAACTTGAATATGCTACATGGCTTTTGGGACATGGTATTGATATCACAAAAGCAGGATATGATTTAGAAAAAGTAAAAGAATTACCAAAATATCAAAAAAATGACAAACGTAAAATTAGATACTGTAGAATATGTAAATGTATTTTATCAATTAAAACACTTGTACAAGATGCTAAATGTCCTCTTGGAAAATGGTAAGGAGAAATAAAAATGAGTGTAGTTTATTGGTCAGGTGATATTGACGGTGACTGGCAAGACAACGGTAATTGGGATGGTGATATTCCTGTAGCAGCCGATGAAGTTATATTCGATGGCCGTAGTGCTGTTGCCGTTACAGACGGTATCGCTGTTGGAGAAACAGGAGGTTTAGATTTTGACTTATTACATTTCAAAATTAGCCACTCAGGCGATGTAGGTACTATCAGCGAAAGATTGCATACGTCAGCCCAAAGAATTATCATAGAGGGCAGTGGTACTTATTACATAGAAGTTTCTGAAAACGCTACTGGACAAGATCAAACAATTCCTCTGGTTATTATTAATAACAAAAGTGCTACTGTATATTTAACAAGCAACGAAAATACCAGTAGTTGGTGTTGTGAGTTTACCGAAGGGTTCGCTCTTGCCGGCACTGTCTATATTGGAGATACGAATATAGACACAGCAGTACAATATCTTAGAATAACCCCTATTAAAAGTGCTAATGCTTCTGTTGTTATCCATGAAGATTGTATCCGCATTAAAACTACACCTTACAATATGTCTGTTTATATGTCTAATGGCACTTGCACTATGGACAGTGCGGCTACTTTGATAGAATTTTTTGGTGGAACATTTAATTATGGTACAGATCTTGATGAAAGCCCAGAAATAGATATGAATATTACAACTTTAAGGATACACGGAGGTGCTTTTAACTGGTATCCTGATGATAGTGGAGACGATGCTTATATAGGCAACTTGTGGTTATTTGGCGGCTCTCTTAATGCTTCGGGCGCTCTTAATGCTAACAGAGCAAAAGTATTAGGTAACGGCGATGGCAATGACGTACATATGTTCGAAGGAGCTACCTTAAACATAGCAAACGAAAGAGGAAATATAACTATTGCAACAGGGTCGCAACTTTGGAATTTTGATGGTAATCTTTTTGTTGATAGAGGATCTGAGGTAAATGTATTTTACGATCATCCTTAATATTGCGTAATGCCTATAAAGCGCCACATTCCTAAGACGAGGTCTTTGCCTATTGAGTTAAAATCAGAAAACCACTGTTATTGCCGTCCAAAACCGAGATCGCCCATCCTGGGCCAAGTGTAAAATCGGAAATCACACCTAAATCCTTACCAATTAAAGAGATATGATAGAAATAGAAAATGCGGCTATCGCTTTTTACTATACTTCCTGTAAATACTTGAAAAAAAATTGAATTCTCATACTGTGATTATTAATATTGAAAATCAAATACGTCAGCGACTCACAGAACTTGGGCAAGCTCCGCAATTATCGCACTAATGTCTTGCCGATTTTTCGTTCGTTATATAATTCAAGTCCGCCAGCAAGAGCTTCAGCAAACTTTTCTTTTGTAACCAGTTCAGGGCGATAAACTCTGAAACTTTTAATGGTTTTGGTCGCCCCAGAAGCCGCAGTATATTGGTAAACACCTGTCTCTATTAAATACCAGTTTGACGGAAAATAATCATCATCTACAAATTGGCGATTTGTATCGTAAACATGGTAAATAATATCAGAACTACGAAAATTTAGGTACTTGCTCTTGATGGTAAATCCACGGTCAATAATGATAACTTCTGAATCTGATATAGCCGACAAAATACGAAATCTAATACATCTTTGCGTAAAAGTTTTCAATGGCTTTTTCCGAATACATTCACCATTATCATCTAAAGTATATTTTTTTGCAAAGTGTTTATATATTCGATTAAACCATTTTATAGTTCGCTCTTTGCCACGATATATGATCTGTTCCTCAAAACTTTTTTGGGGGGGCTTGGACAGGACTGTCAGATCATATTTGATTTTTGCTTTCTCACACAATTTAGTTAGATAGTTAATTATTATACGTTGTTGCCGTATTGTTTCACTTTGTTTTTGATTTTTTTTGATTAATTCTTTAATTTTAATATTATTCACGTCTTCAGCAAATATATCTGAAACTACAAAAATCAAAAGAATTATAAAGATTATTTTCTTATGAATTATCATATCTCATTTTCTCTTCACGGGAAGCTCCCCCTATATTTCAGGGGGAGCTTCCCGTATCTTTCGCCTGATCAATGCACATTACATCATTTTACCATCATATCAATCTATTTCTTAAAAATCAACTATATCCCCGCCTGAACTTGCAACATCAAATCTTCAAGCTCTTTTCTTAATTGCGGCAACTGTTCCAAAAGATATCTGTTGTCGTTTATCATCTGTTGCAAAGCTATATTTTGCTGCTCGATCGCTTGAATCTGTTGCTGCAATACGATATTTGCTTGTTGTAATGCGATAAGTTGCGCCTGCAATTGGAAAATTTCTTCCGGAGTTATACCAGGAGGCCCTTGTTCACCTTGAAGCCCTTGCTGCCCTTGCTCACCTTGTGGTCCTTGCGGCCCCTCTGGACCAGGGATAATTTCTACATCTTCTTCAAAATAACCGATAACTGTTATTCTTAGTGTATTGTAGTACATGTCCTGAGCAAAATTTTTAACTCCCAAAGTTTCACCGGAATTAATAACAACGCATTGATCTGGAAAATCATGCACTTGTTGATAGTAGCTGATATAACCATCAATAAAAAGATCGCCATTAATAGTTAGTTCCCAGTTACAATTTGTAAAAGGAATTGACGGGTAAAGTTTTAATAATATAAAACGTTTACCCTCCGGCACAGTAAGAATTGTTTGGGAGCTATTTGGCGCGATTTCAAAAAATTCGCAAAAACCCCCTCGCACTTTATTCGCCATTACTGGCGAAGTAACCGACATTATCATCCATACTAACAATATAAAACTTAACTTTTTCATCACCTTACCTCCTAAAAAAATTTTAATCATCTATATAATTGACAGGTACTATTTTCGCAGGCTGTGGATTGCCGCCTGGTTCATGTTTACAATATATTTCCCAATGCTTATTTTCGGATACATCAATTGTATCTGGCAGTTCATTGACGTGCGCAATTACTTTATCAAAGTCAAACAAAGGGCAATCATTTATGTGTTTAATTTTTACCTCTCGTTTCAGCAGGTAAATTATTTGGGGCTTATCTATTTGCCATACATCGTCTGTGATAAAATGACCTATCTCGTACCAGTGCATATCTCGATGGTACATAACCGAAACGTAA